TCGAACTTGCTCTTGATGACTTTGCCTATCATTTCCGTCGACTTAGTTTGTTAATCTCCACGGCGGCAAACTTGAAGAATTCCCTCTTGAATGTGTCAACCGTGTAGGGGTAGGCTTTGGCTTTTGCTCGCTCGGCGAAGCCGATGTTATGGCCTTGATAGCGTCCGTTGTTTAGGTAGCCATAGTTGATGAAGTGCGCATACCATCCGCCCTTCTCTGGGTCTTTGAATGCGCCCTTCACGCGAGGGCCGATGGCGGTGATCCACATGTCTCTGGCTCGAGACCAGAAGAACATCACATCCATTGACTTGCGAAGCTGTCCTGGTTGAACTCGGGCATAAACTGCGCCGTCGCGGTATACGATGAACTCATCCTCCATGAGGTCATCAACGCTTTCCTTGAAGGCTTGAATCATTGGCTTCGCGGCCTTCCTGCCTGCATTTCTCATGACTCGGCGGCGGGTTACATCGTCGAGCTTCTTCATCTTGCGAATAGCCTCCTCTAAGCCCTCGACTTCGATGCGCACCTCCGACCCTCCACGAGTCTTGGAGTGTGAGCGTCTGCGCCCTTGAGCAATGAGTCGTTCTGCACTTGTTCCCATTAGTCGACGAGTCTTGTGATGAGGTGCATGAAGCGCTTGCGCTCTACGGGAAGAACTGCCTCAATCTCGAAGATGTCGCCGTCCCACGAGACCTGCATCTTCTCGTTGATGGCACTGTTGTAGCGGATGCCAAACTCTACGCGCTTGATGGATTCGAGGCGGTTGCTCTCTTCCTTTTCTGAGCCGCTCATGTAGTCGACCTTCGCCCACACTTGAGTGATGACTCCAGGAAGCGCATCGATGGCATCAACTACGCAAGCTGTGCCTTCTGTAGTGCCTCCGTCTGTAGCTACTCGCTCGCCGTATTCATTCACAAAGGCATCCTGTCCCATCGTGCGTACCTCTTGGCCGAATGTGTCGGTCTCGGTGTACGCTTCAAGGATCGTGATGCGGCGGTCTAATTCGCCGAGGTCTTTGATTGGGAACAGGCTCATGCGAAAGTCCAGACGCGGTAGGGGTTCATCAAGTATTCAGCAGCGGTAGGCAACTGCTTGACGCTATCCTGCCGCTTCTCGTACATCTCGCCAATCATTAAAAGCATGGCTTGACGAATCGGTGCAGGGACATCCGAAGAGGATGAATACCCACACACATAGCGCACGACTACGGCGTTGACCGTGTCTTTGGTTGCGCTCCATCCGTTCTCGCTGACGATACGCGCAGGCTCGCTCACGAGGTCGGTGCGGTAGTTGTCAGATGAGACGGTCTGCTCTGTTCCAAGGCTATCGACATACTTGACGCTCGTGATGCTTTGGATGGGCCCGCGGCTGAGGTATAGGATGTCTTTGTCCTTTGGGTTGCGATAGTCTGGGAAGCCGTCAAAGAACTCCTCGATGGTCGTAGTCATCAAGATGCGGCGCGTGTAGGCTTCTGCCATAGAGCGAGCCGCCGTGATGAGCACACCGATTAGAGTGTCCTCGTCCGAAGAATCAACGCGCAGGAAGTTCTTGACCTCTGCGGTAGTTAGTGGCTCGCTTGTCGCTGCTGTGATGACTGAGATGCTCATCGGGTTTCTTTCTTGGCTTTAGAGCTTGAGGTTTTCTTTGTCGCCGTAGCAGGCTCGGCGATAGGCTCGGCGAATCCTGCTGCGATCCATTGGGCTGCCTCGTCAGAGGGAAGCTCCGCCTCACTACCTGCGTAGTGGGCGAAGCCGTCCCCGACGATGGTCTCTTTGAAGAGTACCTTCATGGTTCTAAGCGATTAGGCTTGTACCAAGTGCTTGATAGCGTTAGCTTGGAGGATGTTAGAGTCTACACGCTTGTAGGCGATGTAACCAACAACCAAGGCATCAGCGAAGCGCTCATCCAAGCGCAAGAACTGAAGGCCACCTGCAACGCGAACTACGAACTTGCTGAAGTCACCGAACAAGATGGTCTTGTTACCTGTGGCGATGGCAGCCATGTCGTTGTTGATGTGGATGGGCTTTCCGTAGAGCATATCCTTCTCGCCTGGGTTCATTGCAGGTACGAAGATGGGGAAGTCGTTGGCAGAGCCCAAGCCCAACTTGCGCACAGCAGCCAAGGTGCTGTCCTTCATCATGAAGCCAGCGTTTGCAGCGTTGCGGTAAGAGGGGTCAACTGAGTACATCAAGTCAAGGATTTCAGCAGCGGTCACAGCCGTAGCAGAAGCGGCAGTCTTACCAGCAGCAGAGCCAGCAACTACGCCCTTAGGCTTAGAAGAGCCGTCACCCGTGGTGAAGTCAGCGTTCGTGCCGCGAGCGATACGACCGCCCAAAGCGTCAACCAAGAAAGCGTCCAAGTTGAAAGCGCCGTCTTGCAACAATTGGCGAGATACCTTAACGATACCAGAGCTGTAGTTGTAGGCGTTCAAGTTGACAGCAGAGAAGGTCATGTCAGATACAGCGGGAGCCGTAGCCTCAGACAAGATAGCACCAGAAACAGAGGTGTCGTCTACCGTTGGGTAGGGCAACAAAGCGCCGCTGTTGGTGTTGATTACTTGAGCAACTTGCTCAACTACGCCCGTGAACTTAGAAGCGACATCCAAGATGTTGCTGAAGTCTTCGGGAACCAAGTAGCCACCCAAAGAGTCGGTGCCTACGATTTGCGTGTTGGTGCCACGAAGCTCGAGAGCGTTGCGCTCTTCTGCGTTCAATGAGCCCAAGCCAGAACGCAAATACTTAGCAAAAGCAGCACGGCCTTCTACCTTTTGAGGGGCAGCAGCGCGCTCTTCTTGCTTGGCAGCGATTTCCTTCTTGGCAGCTTCTACCTTCTCGATGCGCTCGATGTTGTTGCGCAACTCGATGGCTTCTGCGTCGATTTTGTCAAATGTTACTGACTCTTCAGAGTTCAGCGTGCGGCCTTCTGCTTGTGCAGAGGCTACGATAGCGTCCATTTGCTCGATAAGAGCGGCGCGCTGTTCGCGGAGTTGTTTAGAGTTCATTTCTCTTTTTTTGATTTATTTCTGTTTTTCTAAACGCAAGCGATATGCTTCCAAAAGCACCTCGTTGCAGGGTGCAGGATCGGCTGCGGCCTCCTCCTGTGGGGCAGCCTCTTCGCGAACTTCTGCGGGTGCTTGGTTCTTGAGTTGGCTCGTTGTGGCAGGGTAAGCGGGATAGGTCACAGGGCTGACATCAAAGAGCCGAGCAACACTATGAATGTATCGATAGGTGATGCCGTTGCGGCTAACCCATTCGTCTTTTTTAATTGAGAAACCGAAGCTCGACTGCGTGACATCGCCACGGCGAAGCAATTCGAGCAGGTCGTTTCCGTAGGTGGTGTGTGGAGCATCGAACTCGTAGTACAAGCCGCGTGCAAAGTCTGCAATCTTTAGCGTACCCGAAGCGGTGCGTGCGAGCAAGTAGTTGGCATCGTGGTTCCAAAGGGCTCGGACATCATTGTCAAGCACATCGCGAAAGGCTCCTGGCTTAATGATTTCAATGAAGCCGCCGAGGTCTTCGCTCTCTTGATTGAAGACGGCAGCGTAGCCGCTGACCATGCGCTCCTCAAGCATCGTGCTACCGAGTGCGCGGGTCTCAATGATGGGCTTGCCGTTGCGAGTCTCTGCGTCGTATTTCTGGAGCGTAGAGAATCGGTGCACTACATTCAGCGCAGGCGTGCGCTCAACATAGGCGCTCTGGTCTTCATCATATTCGTAGATTCGAACCTTTGCCGCTGGGTCATCGGGTGTTCCTGTGACTACAAAGCCGCTGTCGGACTCAAGGTCACCGTCGGCATTGATTTCAAGGATGCGACCATAAGCGAAGCCGTTGGAGGTATTCCAGCGCACGAAGTCGCCAATCTGTAGCTCTGTAGGAAGTGCGCGCACCTCTTGTGCTGCCTCTTCAATAGCGGGCTCAAACAAGATGGGGTCGTAGTCGTGCTCGTCGAGCCACATCTCGGCATCTTGTACGCTCCACTTCTCTTTGTCGAAGCGAATGGCTTGCAACTCACTAACGCCGTCCTTGATGCCGTAGATGGCATCGATGCCGTCGCCGAATGCGTCGTTCTCACGAGCAAAAGAGTCGTACTTCGCGGGGTCTTCCAAGCGAGCAGCGTGCTCGTTGGGGTATGGGCGTTCTTCTTCTGCGTTCATTTCTGTAATTGCTTTTTCCGCCCAATCTCGCATCTCATCGCCACCCCAAGCTGCATACATGATAGAGCCACATATCTGCTGGCCATCGCTATCTTGAAACTCACCTTGGTCGTATACCTTGGCCCGAGATAGGAAGCTGTAGGTGCGCTTGATGACCTCGTCGCTGATCTCTTGACGCTCTGCAAGTTGACGAGCGCGAAACCACCCAACGGAAGTGCCACAATCCGAACCATTCTCGTCTTTGAAGTCCAACGCTTTTTGAGCGTTGTCACTTGCTGCTTGAGGGTAGTCATTGCGCATTAGTCAGCATCTACTTGTCCATCGTTAGGCTGCGTGCTTGCGTTGACCATGTTTAGAGGTTGCAAGTACACATCGCCGCCTTCGATAGGGTTGAGGTTCTCGAGGTCGCGGATGTCGTTGACAGAAAGCCAGCCCCATTGGCGGGCGGTTGCGTAAGACTCGAAGCTGCTCTTGGTGTCGCCACGCAAAAGGCTGTCGAGGTTGAAGCGTGTGTAGAGTGTGCCCTTCTCGTCTTCGCGGAGAAGCTTGCGGTCAAGCTCGGCCTCCCAGCGTGAGACAATGGGGCGAATGGTGTCTCGCACGAATGAAATGCCCTGCTCCTCGATATTAGCACGAGTCGAGCTTGCATCCAAATCGGCGAGCATGTGCGGAGGTACGCGGAAGATGCGCGCAATCTCGGTCACCTGCAGCTTGCGCGTCTCGATGAACTGCGCCTCGTTGGGTGGAATGCCGACGCGCTCGTAGCGCATACCCTCCTCGAGCACGGCAGTAGAGTGGGCCTTATTTAGTCCCGAGTGGCTGCGTGCCCATGAATCCTTGAGGCGTTTCGCCGCATCGTCGGTCAAGCGACCAGGGTGCGTCAAAATGCCGCCAAGGTTTGCGCCGTTTCCGAAGAACTCAGCGCCGAATTGTTGAGCAGCCAAGCCGATGCCGATGGCTTCGCGAGCTGCTCCGAGTACGCTGATGCCCGTGATGCCGTCAAGGGACAAGCCCAAGATGTGCAGCATCTCGTAGTCTGCGTAGGTTTCCTTGTCGTTTACTACATAGAACTTCTCGCCCTTGTGGACTTTGACCTGCACCGTGCTCGGGTGGATGGGGTGCAAGGCGATTGGGCGAGCGGCTGCATCGCGCTCGATGTGGCAGTAGGCGTTACCGTGAAGCGTGATGCACGCTTGTAGGTATTCCTTCCACACAAAGTCGGTCTGTGCGCCGTTTGGTTCCTTGAGTAGTTTGGCGAGTGGGTGATCCGTGAGGCGCATTCGGCCTTGTCCTTGGCGTTCGTAGACATCAAGGGGAAGCGATGCGATGGTCTCAGATAGGATGCGGGTGGCTGCAAAAACGGCAGAGAATGCCATCGCAGTCTTTTCATTTACAGGCTCGCCTGTCTTGGACTTGAAGAACAAATCGTACAGCCAAGAGGCTGGCTTCGCCAGACTTGTGC